AGCCTCAAAATAGTCTTTGATAGTATTCGCTGCGTCTTGCATACTGAAATACTCTCCACTATCTGTTGTTACTTGTTCACTAATCTTTTTCGGTCCTGCTCCGTACATGATACCAAAGGTAACAGCTTTTGCTTGTTGTCTTTGCGCACCAAAGTTTGTTGCTATGTCGTCAACGTCCCCTGGCAGTCTGAATACTTGTTTCGCAATTGTACTATGAAAATTACCGCCAGACTTAAATACATTCATAAGTCCGACATCATTTGCAAGTACAGCCGCACAGTATACTTCTGCTGTTGTTAAATCCATTGCAACTATTTTATGTCCAGCCTTTGCTTTGATACAACCTTTTACTGTCGGGTTGTCTCTTGGAAGCTGTTGCATATTCAGTTTACCACTACTACTCAATCTACCACTGGTTGTACCGTGAAGGTTGAATCCTGTGCGAAGTCTACCATCTCTATCAAGGTTTGGTATAATTTTATCAAGATATGTAGTTTTGATTTTAACTTTCTGTCTGACTTCTAGTATATGTTTAGGTACGTCATGTTCTTCTGATAAGTTGCCAAGTACTTCGGCATCAGTTGACAGCGCACCCGTTGCGGTTCTTTTAGTAGATTTAAGTCCAAGATAATCAAACAACAAAGATCTTAGTTGTAATGTTGAGTTAGGATTAAATTCTCCTTTATCTTTTATAAACTGTTTAATCTCGGGGAACTCATATAAAGCTTTTACTGCTCTATCTATGTCTTCACCCATTCTTTTAGAACCAAACTCTAAACGCACAGCATCAAAAGGAACTCCGTTGCTTTCTATACACTTCAAGAATCTACAACCCTCTACTAGAATATGTTTATATACTCCGTACAGTTTGTCATTAGTCTTTAGTGCTTTTTCAAACTTTTCAAATAACATAAAAGTAACTATCGCATCCATTGCAGCATAGTTACGCATAACTTCAAATGGAACCATACTATAATCAAATGAATCTTTGAGTATACCTGTTCTTTTCTTGAAGTCTGCTATCCAATTAGAAAGTTCTGCTTCGTAGTCTCCATATGGAGTGTGTTTAATTGCTAGTGTTTTAAGACCATGTGTTCCAGGTCTTTCATCAAACATATAATGCATGAGCATAGTATCTTCAAAATGTGGAAACTCAAAGTTGAAATGATACTCAAACCATTGTAAATCAAACTTAGCGTTATGAAATACAACTCGTTTTTTAGTAAATATTTCTTGCATGAGTCGTTCGGATTCTTCATCCATACAATCACAATCTGCATAAATACCATGCTCGTTCTCATAGGACATAGAGAAACCAAGCATGTAGCCATCACGGCAGTACAATGCTGATGTCTCAGAGTCAAGGGCTATGAAATCCCCTTGGTGGTCTAACGCTTTCTGCAGCCACGCATTTAATTCTTCTGTGTCTTGTATACCGTAACATTTGTCTTTCGGTATCGTAAGTTGTTTGAGTTCTCCGCTAACATATCCCGTTATGCTCTCGACGGCTTCCTCGAACGACTTCTTTGCTTCTGGTCTGAACTTTATCATTGCGGGATTGATTATTGCCAAAAACTTAGAATCAACAACTTTTCCATTGTACTCAGTTATTGATGTCTTTTTTGTAAACATTTTGAAAGGCTCAGAACCCACAACTATGAGCCAATCATACGCATCAATATCGATTTCGATATCAACATCTCTTTTTAAAATTTTCTTTTTACTAGAATCTGAACACAGGGCAAACCTGTCGAGTTCAAACTCAAAGTACTTGTTCCAGTTAGTACTGGACATTGTTGTTTCTATAATTGCTACTTTAGCCATTTTTTTCTCCGTGTTCTTCTAAATATTTTACAGCTGCTTTTAACCAAGTAATATCGCTGTCGCTTAAATTCTTATTGCAAGTAAAACATAGTACTCCTCGTACGTCTGCTGGTTTACCTGTTCCTGGTCCTCTGGAGCCTCTTCCTGTCCCAGGGGTGTGGTCTATTTGTCCACTTACTTTGCCTCTTCCTTGATGCAGCTTAACTTCTGTTTTGCAAATTTTACATTTGTTATCTTGTGAGGCAAGTAATTCAAGCTGCTCTCTTCTATTTAAACCGTATCGACTTCTGCCATTTTTACATACACTACACAAATCACCATAGCTTACAGGAAACCCCTTGTCTTCAGGACAATATTCTTTTACTTCTTCTTCTGAAAACTCACAAACTTTACAAATTTTATTTGTGGGCATACAATTTCTCCTTTAATCTTTCTATCTCTGGCGTTGTTAAATTGCCAGGGTCTATATTATCTCGTAGTTTTACTACTCTAGCACTTAACTCTAGTTGTTCTGCTAGACCTTTTGCTTTTTCAGCAGCTAGTTCGCCTGCTTCATCTCCATCAAACATGATATCTACACCAGTTATCCCTTGGAGTTTTAATAAACTAAGCTTAACCCAGTTTACTTGTTGTGTGCCAAAACAGCACACTGTATTCTTGAGACCTTTGTCCCAAAGGTTAAGAGCATCGAAGATGCCCTCTACCAATATAACTCTGTTTTGAATAGGTTTTATCTTCGCTGGACAAAAAGGCATCTCTACTCCCTGTGGGTAGATATAATACTTTTGAGTGCTAAAGTCGTCCAGACTTCTACCTATCAATGCCACGGTCTTTCCTGTTAAATCGCGTATTGGAAAGATGATACGATTCTCGAACTTAGGTACGTTCCATGTGAACGCTCCCCATATTGCAAGAGTCTCCTCAGATATATTTCTGATTCCACCACCTCTCCAAGACAGTCTATCCTTTGGGAGTTGGATTCCGACAGTTGCTGACCTGACTTTGTTGATTGATTCTTTAATGCGGTGCATACGAACTTCTAGTGGAGAAGCTGGTGCACCAAAATGTGTAAACAGATTACCTTTGTAGCCACATGAGAAACAGTGAAATATTCCTGTAACTTTGTCTACTCTCATTGATGGAGAATTATCTTCATGCTTTGGGTTCAAACACTTTATAAGTGCATCCCTGCCACTAACGACATAATGTATCTTTTTCTCTCTTAATAAGTCTTCTGCTATCATAATTATGTATATTATATCAAATTTTTATATTGTTGTCAAGAACTATTTTCGGATAAGCCATGATTTATCATCAAAAGTTTGCATCATTTTTCCCTTAAACTTCTTGTTGACTGCGTTGTATACTTCAGGCCAATACTCTGGATTGTAGTCATGACCTCCCATATACCCGCCAGGCTTTACTTTCGGCCAGTATAGTTCTAAATCTTGTTCTACTGCTTCTCCTCTATGGTCGCCATCAAGATATACTAAATCAAATACACCGTCTGTAAATTTATTAGAAATTTTTTGAGAGTAATTTCTATGAAACTCTATGTTATTCCAGTATCTACAGTTAACTTTTGCTTCCATAAATACCTCATGCCCACACCCATAAAAATATGGGTCTATTGTATGAATCTTTTTAAATTTACCACTAGATGCAAACATTGCAGTACTTTCTCCTGCGTATGTACCTACCTCTATCATGTGTCCATCAGATATATCTAAAGAGTTTATAAACCCTATTAGTCCAAACCATTCTCTATTAGGTTTTACATTCCAACTTGATGGAGGACTAAATCTCATACTACCCCATTCAGGAAGTCCCCCTTCTAAATAATTCTCAGGTTTGTTTGTGTTTCCAGCCATCTAGCTCGTCTCCTATTTTTTCAAATTCTTTGTAGTCTATTCCTTTTGAATCTGTAGCATCTTCGTAATACATTGACTTCCATACTAACTCTAGCATTTGGAAGTAAATTGCTACTATTCTATCTCTTTCTGTCTTTTCCCATAGATAGAACACTAACCACCACTCTTTGTCAAAACGACATACTCTTATCTCTTGTCCATGTAGCGCAGGGAGATCTTGAAGACATCTCATCCTCTGACTCCCTGCTATGGGGTACCAGTTTGGCATACAGAGTATGGGAGATTTTACTCCGTCAGTTGCCAAACTGTCCTTTAACTTTTTATTAAGCGGAACATTTTTTATGTTTTCTTTTATTTTTTCTTGTTCTAATAACCATCCTACTGTTCTTACGTACCATGTATGTGGTGGTAATGGTACTAGTTCCGCTGTCTCTCGGCTTACTCTATCATAAGCCATTGTCCATTTCCTTGTATTTCTGTGTCCATTCGGCTTCAAATATATCTCTAAACTCTTCTAAGCCTGGAAGGGGTATTTCTATACCTTGTCTATTAGTTGTTATTAAATTTTGTATATACTTTTCGTATGCTAATTTAAGTTGTCTTTCTGTGTATAAAAGCATTAGATGTCTCCTTGTTAAAATAATATTTTAGTGCTAATTCATATACTCCTGAAACATCTTTTACGTTCCAGTGGTCTTGTGCATTTCCTACTGCACCAATGTACTCATTGTTGTGCCATATATGAAAACCTGTTTTACTTGATACTTCATTCCACTTTGCACTATTACTCTCGGTTCTTAGCTGTGGTAGTATTCTATCTTTATCGAATACTATTTCGTATAATCTGTTATCTGTCCTGTGTTGAGCAGTTAGTTTTATGTCTCTGTTCCCGTTAATATCAGTTCTTAACTTAGTAATACCTGGGAATAGTTTTCCTAGTCTTCTGTAGTTGTTTACATCATAACTAATTACCCATGCTTTCATATCTAAATTTAGTACTCTATTTAGCATGAGCCTATTCATTCCTGGATGTATAGAAAACTCTTTTGCAGTGTCACTATACCATATTATAACTGGGTTGACGAACCCGTTGCTCAACACATCTTTTACAAAAGCGTACAGTCTTATGTCTAATCTATCCTGCTGTCGCTCGTACCACCCCTTGACATTCCAAAGGTCTACAGGCGGTAGTGTTTTTAATAAATCTTTAGTGAGTATTTCTCCAATACACACTCTTTGTTGTAGAGGATTATATATCATAAGCACTTTCTCCTGTGCTTAGAGCCTCTTTCATTTCTTCTTTAGTATCAGGGTTTATCTCTGTCTCAGGTCCCATTCTCAATGTTTCCCAGTTCATTCTAGTAATAAAACCTTTTTCTTTTCCACTTCTCATTTTATCACATTTAAATTCTACACAATCATGCTCATCACCCCAATGGTCTAGGGTAAAGGCCGCATCAACAGCGTCAAGAATACCCTTAGAGAATCTTGCTTCACCGTCTTTATTTACTTGATATGCTGAGAGAACAAGAACGTTACTCTCTTGGGCTAGTGATTTTAACCCTTTTGATATTTCTATTTGTTCAGTCCATTCGTACTGACCTCCACGAGTAGGCGCGTTATGGCGCTTAACTTGGTTTAGATAATCCACTATGATAATCCCTAGATTAGGGTCTTCTACTAGTTTTTGTTTTACTACGCTGATAACTTTTGCTAATGTAAGGGAAGGGTCATAATAGATGTCTATTTGAGGAACATCTTTACGAAGCGGATTACGAGTCAATTGATAATGAAACTTGTCAAAATCTTGGTGATCGTCGTACTCTTTCCTAACCTCGTCTCCATTCTCGAATCTTGCAGCCCACCAGTCAGCTACCTTATGCCACTCCATAGTAGTAAGGTTTCTAGCTTCTAGTCTGCCAAGCGGAACACCGACTGACATTGCACATATTCTTTGTAGTATTTCTCTAGTAGACATCTCTATAGTAAAGTATAATGCTGACTTACCTCTTTGAAGGGAAGAAACAGCACTATTACATAGAGAAAGTGATTTACCTTTGCCTCGTGAAGCACCGATAACTACTAAGTCTTTGGGAGAGAACTTATAATCAAAATCGAATTCTGAGTTCAGACCTAGTGGAAGAGCCATTGCTAAATCTTCCTCACTATCAAATAACTCAATATGTTCCATACTTTCGTTGGCATCATTCGTTTCTACTCTATCTTCAACTTGTACTACAATTTCTTGCAACAAGTCAATGTTTTCACGAGCATCTCCGATAGCTATTTGAGTGTCTACAAAAGTTTCAATTCTTGTAAGAATCTCACTTTGTGTAAATTGGTTTTTTAAATAATCTAATAAAAGTTCTGGAGCAACATCTGTTTCCACAGTTTCAATGGCATAGATTTTTTCTTGAAGTTCCCTTGAACGGACTTCTAGTTTTAAATCTTCAAATGTTGGCAAATCTTGGTACTTATGTACATGCTTGTCTACTATTTTCCACAGTTTTCGGTACTCACCTTCAGGGAAGTAGTGTTCTTTTAGACCATTCCAAGTATTGAAATCGCCTAGCGCAAGTATTTGCTTTAGTAATGCACTTTCTAATGTCAATTGAATCTCCCAAGACAATTATTAATTTATAAAAAAGGCGAGGCAATCCCGAAGGAAAGCTCGCCCGCGATGTATAGGTATTAGCCTATATCTTTTTTAGCAGCTCCGTTATAGTCTGAGCATTGTAGACCTCTTCTAGTAAGCATTGTTTTCACGCCTCTTACTGTTTTGCCGATTTCATCAGCAATTTCTTCAACAGTCATGCCGTCAATGTCGACACCTGCTAAAGGGTCAGCTTTGCTAGAACCTTTAGTTTCTTTCTGCTTAGGAATAGCATTGATTTCACCAGCTCTTAGTAGTGATAAAGCTTTTCCTCTGATTGAATTTACGCTTCTGCCCATAGCTTCTGCGATATCTTCAATAAACGCACCATCATTAACTAATGATACGAACTGTCCTTCTTCCTGTTCGTTGTATGACTTTACAGTCTCAACTTTAGGTGCTGGTTTAACATGTTCTGTTAACTGCATAGAAAGGATTTTTCCTTGAATTGACTTAGCTGTGAAGCTTCCATCTTCAAAGTTTGATGCAATTTCTGCATATGTGTAAGAACCTGAGTTATCTTGCACAAAAGTGCTAAGAGTTGCTTCTTGTTCGTCTGAAAAAGACTTAGAAGCTGAAGCAGAAGCTAGTTCTACATCAAAACCCATTTTTCTTAATTTGCTAGATACACTTCTTACAGAAGTTTCTAACTGCTCTGCTGCTGACGCAACAGTAGTTTGTGAGATAGGGGACTCACTGCCCACGAAAGAAGTTAACTCTGAAGTTCTTTCGTCTGTCCATTTTGGTAATGCCATTTTTAATTTTCTCCAATTAAATGTTTTATATTACTTATTATAATAACACCTCGGTCACGAGCTGTTTCCGTCTTTGCTGACTCAATGCCTGACTCATTTATAAGATGAGTACAAACTTTTGTTAGACTTGATTTTACTACGAATCCATACTGTTCTAATACTTTAGTAGCATGGGCTTTTGTAGGGTAGCTTTTTAACTTACCACTAATACATACAACACCAGTGACCTCTTTCTTTTTATTAATTTTATTATTCCAATTGAAGGGTAATGTGTCTTTGTATCTGTTAGGATAGAATTCTGTTTCCATGAAATTTACCAAGTTAGCTGATGCTTTTGGTCCGATACCTGCCTCAGTACAACTGTTCTCGCTAATATCTTCGATGTTTGATATTATATCGCATAATTTTTGAGAAGCCGACCGACCAATAAGTGGTATTGAGAAAGCTGGTAGAATGTCTATCAACTTACTACTCTTTGACTTCTGCAATTCATCAAAAAGTTTCTCAGCTAGTTTTTCACTTTGTATTCTATCCTGTATATCTGATACAGTAAGTTCGTAAAGCTCGGGCAAAGATTCAACACCTAACTTAGAGATAGTTGAAGGTCCAAGCCCTTTTATTTTAAGAGAAGATGAAAAGGACTCCAACTTTTTACTCCATTGTGCAGGACACTTTGTGTTTCTGCAGAACAACTGCTCATTGACTAACTCTAAAATAGAGTCGCAACAAGGACAATTGGTTGGTGGTGTAATCGTTGTCATTTCTTTTCTCTCTCAAATATATAATATATTATACAAAAAGTTTAAGCATCTGTCAAGAACTATTTTTGAAATGCTCAGGAAAATTTCCACATTCAAAATTTACTACTCCTCGTAGATGTGGGTATCTTCCACAATGTTTCGATTTTTCCACTGAAAGTATAATGCCTTTAGTTTTTTAACTAAAGAGCTTATCCAATTTTTTATCATAAATATCCTCTATTATTTTATCCGCCATTGCCTTATGACCATCTTCTAAGGGGTGGTCCATTGGCCCGTACTTTGTTTGTATTCTATACTTAGTTAACTCATAGAAGCCTTCGTCTGCTAGTTCAGGTATTTCTCTAAGGAAATCATCTTTTTTCATATTGTACTGCTGTTCCCAGACCACATTAGCTCCTTCTTTCTTTACATCATCTAGTGAATCAATAGCACAGTCTACCTGTCCTTTACTCATCCAGTAATATAAATGTGGAATACCTAATCCATTTAACATGTGCCTAAGATATATCATTTGCATAAGGGTCTCATGTAAATTCCATTTAATATTTCTACAATATCTCATGTAATTCTTCCAACCATCGTGCTGATGTCTAGTCATGTCTGGGTGACAATATATTTCACTTC